AGCAGAGAGATTTCTCACCGAGTAACCATTGCTAAAAGCCAAACTCCCGCCCCTAACCCACCCGGTACTCTCTGGTAACTAACGTTCGTTGTCGCTGTCGCTGTCGAGCTTCTTCTTTAGCAGGGACCGCGCCTTCTTCGACCATAGCGCGGGCCGTGTAAAGGCGGCTATCAGGAACCATATGAGCGGTACTCTTTGGGTGAAGAGCCACTCCAACGAAAATGCGTCAATCATTGTCTGTGATGTATCTGTGTACGGCAAGAAGCCCGATGTAGCGGGCCGCGGTTCCGAGCAGTTCGCCGCCGCGGTAGTAGGCATCTTCACCCCGCTTATCGCGGTTGCCCCTGCCCCACGTCGCTCCTGCGTGGAACCCGTTAAGCAAGGCGTGCCACTCTGCATAGCTCAAATCTCTGAGGATAGAGACGTTGAGCATCGTATCTTCTTCGTCAGCCATTACTAACTCTGCTTGAACCGAATCTGGTCGTGGTACGCCTGCGTATAGGTTACTGCCTGACCATCAGCGTCGTGGAACGCCGCGAAGTTCTCGATTCTATCAGCACCGTCCTCAAGATTGAATCCGCTCTTCTCGGATATGACTGCCCCGTCTTCCTTCTTCAAGACAACGTGAGCAGAATTAGTGTAGTCAATGTTCTTGATTACTATTTGATGCCAGTCGCCTCCGAGGGGATCGTATCCAGTGTTGTGGGTGTCTTCATCGTTGTCGAAGACGAGGTTGTCATTATCGTTTCTGTAAATGACATCCATAAAGGAATCCCACGGTTTGTCGTAGAACAGTTTGACCCCATAGTCGTTGTACCAGTCGTCATTCGTTTTGAACCACCACGACACCCTTATCGGGGTCTGCTTGTGGTCCTGCAAATCGTAGACGAGCCTGGACGAGTTCTCGTCGCGGTTTTCCGTGTAGAGCGAGTTCTCTCCTTTGTATCCGTCTCCTGTGTCGGCGCGAAGGTCACTATTTCCATCTTGGTACCAGTCTTCGAGCGGGTTCTCTTTCTCGAATCCAATGTATGGGTGCCATTCCCATACAAGCTGTCCGTCGATAGTGACCTTTTCTATCTCTTTCCCACCGACAGAGATATTCACTGGGAGTTCTCCATCAACTGTGAGGTCGTGACTGTGGACCATTACGAAGTCTTGAAGTTGATGATGTCGTCGCCGTCAGTTCCATCAACCTGAATTTCGTAGCCGCCCCACTTCGTCGCATTTTCGGCCTTCCCGCTGATGTCAACATCTGCACCGTCAACAGCAGAGCGAGCGCCGCCCTCATTAATTGCATTTGAGAGCCAACCAATACCGGCACCGACGTAGAGGTCTGCCGCTTTGAGCTTCCCCGAGGTGCCGTTCTGGTACTCGACCTCGATGTAGTCCGAGTTCCCATCGAAGCTAATGCGATGGTTCCCATTGACGCCATCTATGTCGGCAACGCCAACAGCGGAGTTCCCACCGAAGCCGAGGTCGCCCGAAAGAGTGTCGCCGCTCTCCTCGATGTAGCGACCGTCGTGGACGTGTCCTGCTGAGGCGAACGCTGAGGCGTCTTTCCCATCAACAGTATCGGCGTCTCCCACGATATCTACATCTGCACCATCGACAGCTTGGCGGGCGTCGGCGTCCGAATACCCCACCGCGCTTATCGAGACGGTCCCTTCACCGTCGTCGCTAACGCTGATGTCTCCCTGAAAGTCAACTTGGGTTGGATTCTCTACGACGGTCTTCCCATCCTTCGAATACGTAGATGCACCATCGGCGGCATCGACCACGCCGTCGTCGTCGCTATCGAGGCGGTCGAACTCTTCTGCATGGCCCCGTAGGGACTCAATAACATTGTACCAGAACCAGTCGAAGTTGCCTGCTTGGGGACGTTGGTTCTTCTGAAAGTCCAGCGAGTTGCCGGGTTTGGTACCGCTGTCTCCGTGAACGTAATTTAGCTTATCTCGTGACATTATTATCTAACGTAGACAGACCACGTACCATCGTTGAAGCCCTTGAGGGATTCGTCGTCGCCCTTGAAGGCGAAGGTACCGCTCTGTCCAATCTGAACCCGAGCATCGACGCTGATGGCTCCGTTCAGAAGCACAATTATCTCTTCTTCAGTCAGAGGCGTGTTATCGAAGACCGAGCTATCAATTTCCACCTCGATAACCTTCGGGTTCGTCTCCGGCGGGGTTCTGAACGTAATTGTTTCGGGTGAAGCATCGAGGATGGAGATGGCCGCCGAAGCGAATGAATCGTAGGTACTGTCGCTCGCGCTTGCGGCGAAGCCCGCCCTGATTCGGGTCCGAAGCTTGCGGTCACCTTCCCCAGTCTTACGGATGACACCGACGAGTTGCCCTATCTTTTCAAGCTCCCTCCCGGTTGCCGTCTCAAGAAATCGGTTCTTGTATAGTTCGTCAATCTCTACATCGAGTCGCTTGTTCTGAGAGGCGAGAACCTTCAGAAGTTTGTAGAGATTGTCTCTATCGTGGATATTGATGGGATACTCCCAGTTATCCACGATTTCCTCGGTGTTGTCGATGTCGTAAGTATTCATTAGTGGGTTACGGCGAGATTCAGTCCGTAAATAGAGTAGTAGCCGCTGTACTCTGTGACCTTTATCCGGTAGAAACCATTTTCATCAATCGGAAGCCCCTCGACTTCTTTGACTTTCTGTTCACTCCCAAGTTCGACCAGTTTGCTCTCCTTGTCGGCCGTTCCGTTCCCATCCGCGTCGTATTCTACCCGAACGGTCGCCTCGGTCTGCTCGACGTAATCGCTAACGAGTGAACGGACCGAAAGCGTATCCTCAGAATCGACTATCTTCGGTTGCTGGAACCACTCGGTGTACCACTCCGCGTTATCGGGGTCCCACGTAAGAATTTGATTCTGAAGTTCCAATGTTGTGCGGTCACTCCTTGCTGAGGACCGAACTGACTCGGAGAAAGACAGAACTGTACTGTCAAGGTTAAACTCCCCACGATTGGCGATACTGACGGACGGAGAAGCATGGGAGGCAATCTCCCTAAAGGCAGTTTTTGCTTCCCTCTTCGCAGAACTGGCTACACTACGCGAGAAAGACTCAATCTGCGGGTTCGATACTACTGGAGTCTCTGCGGGCGGAGTTTCCGTTATCGGAGAACCGACATACGGCCCCTTTGTCTTAGTCTTTAGTCCAGTCTCGTTAACGTAGGGTATTGAAGCATCGAATAGCTGAGGCGGCCTGACATAGGCAATTTCGCCTGCTAACTCTGTCTCTATCGGAGACGGATTAAGATATGGTCCTTTCGAAGAAGCCTGGAGGCCGGTCTGCCTGTCGGTAGGTATGACAGCAGAGAACTCTTGGGGCGGAACTTCGAATGATACAGAGCCGCTAAGCTCAATAGCCTCTATTTCCGCAGTGTATGGTGCCTTTGTCGTACTCGGTGAGCCTGTTGTTTTCTGCTGAACAGTTGGGGCCAAGTAAACTGCCATAGCTTACTCGTACCGCAGAAGAACGGAAACGGACTGACTGCTACTGCGATTGAATCCGCTCTGTTTCATGACCTTGTAGGTTTTTCCGTCGTAGGTAACTTCGTCAGCATGAGCGGCACCCTGGCCGGGGTCGTTTCTTAGCACATCAGTAGTATAGACAGAAGGACGATTCTCGTCTGTGGTGCTGTATAACAGCCCATACTGAACGAAGTAAGTATCATCATCTACCGAACTGTTGATGAAACCCCACCTTGACCTCTCAAGTCCACTACATCGAGGCTGACCTTCGTGATACCCACCGTTATCACTATCAGCGTACCTCCAACCATAGGAGAGTATATTAGCTTGGTCGCCATCGCTATTGTGTTTCGTCATCAAACACCAGTCCGAGACTCCATCATTCCAGAACTTTCCAGAGGTCTGCTCATAGCTGTGCCATCCGGCAAATCCCTCTTCATTAGAACTGCTCCAGCACCCAATGGTAATACCATCGTTTCTGGCAGATATGAAATAATTTACCTGCGTATTAGTCGCATAGTCTGACTTACTTTCGCCAACAGAACTTTTTTGAATAAACCAACAGCCTTGGCCTACATATTTGTCTTCAATATCGTAGTCTTCGAAATTGTTTGAGCGGGAGGCCCCGTTAGAATTGAAGGCCGATTCATCATAGAAAATGTCAGGATAAGCGGCTGTAGACTTCCCTTCGGGGAGGCTGTTTGAAGTATCCCATCCAGTAGAGTAAACAAAACGAACGCCAGAGATGTCGTTGTTGTCACTATTGTTGTCTTTAAAGTTCTCTCGGCTCGAAGCGTAGAAGAGAACGTACCGTCCGGTCGTCGTATGATGAAAGACTCGCCCATTGTTTCGGAAGCCATTGCCGAACTGGTCATTGCTGACATTAGTATCGGCGTCTTCCCAGTCAGAAAGGCCGGTAAGGGCGCTGGCGAGGTCATCGATGAACGTTGCAACTGGAGCTTGCTTAGGTGCTATTGTCGTCATGAGAAGTTTACTGAGGAACCTTGATAATGTGAGTAATGTTAACCGTGTCGTCGCCCCCACCGAGGGACGCTTCTGCGAACGTTTCCTTTTCCGTCACCTGGATACCACCAGGGTTCGCCGTCCAGATGGCTGATTCCTTCACCGTCACCGGGTTATCGATGTCATCGTCGCCGCCGGAAAGCGAGAGCTTAATCTTGAGTGTGTTGTTCGCTCCGTCTTTCACCCACTCGCTACGGCTGTCATTAACGATGTCTACCCGCGTTACTGGATTGGAATTGTCATCGTATATCTCAATATACCCCCACGAATTAGGGGTCGAAACGCTACTGTCTACGTAGTCTCTGAAGGTCTGGTATCCTTGCTCGGTTAGTTCTGCCATCTATGGTTTGTAAGTAGTTTTACTCCAGCCTCTCGTTAGTCGTAATATTAATCGAACCGTCGCGGGCGCTGGTGATTGCGACCTCGTTATTGTCAACAGCAAGAACATCTGCACCGCTTTGGGTTGTCTCGGTGTCGTCCGTTCCGTCACCGTTAGCGTCTATCTTCAGCGTGTCAACTTCCCAAACCCCCGTCTCTTCAGGGTTGACCAGCTTACGCTTCAGAACGGCTTCGTAGATGTCCTCGCCGGGGTTGAGGCCTTCGATAAATCGGCCCTTGATGGCCGTCCCGCCGATATAGTCAACGAGGATAGACTTGATTTCATTTTCGCCAACGTAGTTGTCATCGACTATGAGATTAAGCTCGATGTCGAGATCGAGACGAACCGGACGGCTCCATTGGACAACTTCGGTGTCTTTGGTAACGTCAGACCGAACCTCATGCTCGGCCAGATTACCATTGATACCGCCTACGTCGTGGGAATCGATAGAGGCTGTATTGAATATCGCCTCGGCTATTTCTTCGTCTGTTCCACCGTAGACAATCGCTTCGAACGAGTGTGGCGGGAGGCCATTCTCGTTGGTAGATTCTTCGCGGTTGCGATTCAGCGTTAGCGCCTTGACACCCTTCACCTCTCGAATCTGCGTCTCAAGGGCGTTGGCGGTCGCCGCGCCTCCGATGGAATTACTGTTGAAGGCGCGCTCTCGCAACTCTTCGTCTGTTTCCCGGTTTTCACCGACCAAGAGCGGCGAGAAGTTGGTGTCCTGGATGGTGGGCTTGCCCACCGCAACGGGATTTGTAACAGATTGAACTCCGGTGATGGGGTCGGCAATCGTGTTCACCGTATATGGACCGAGATTGCCCTCTGTGCCGGTTTTGATAGAGCGTATGTTCAGCAGGACGGACCGAGTGGTTATCTCGTCCAGAAGGGCCGTAGCGTTCCCATCATAGGAGACTATACCGAACGGACCTTCGCGCCACTCACGGTCAACGCCGAAGGTAACGCTCGAAAGTTCGTTGTCACGGCTGTCGCTTTCGTAGAGCGTTAGCTGATGGTCGTCGTAAAGGCCCCACCGGACCTCAGCGTAGATGTTCTTGTTGTCAGGTATATCTGCACGATTATTAGAGTTGGACCGAACTACAGAGCCTTCCTCGATAAGGCGGATGGATAAGACGCCGCTGTTGTTATTGATGGCGGCTTCGAAGTAGTTGGACTGGTCCTGAATCCCAAAGCGGAAAGCGGTCTTCGAACCGTCTTCGACCTTGAGGTCAGTCGTAAAGGTGGTGCCAACACCGTACAGCTCTTCTGTAAATATGTCAACACCATATGTGTCGGGAACTCGGAGCGCCCGGTCTTCCGTCATTTCGTCAGTCTCTACGATGTCGTACTCTTCAACGTCGCCGTCCCAGTTGTTGAAGTTCCCGCTTTCCCATCCGTCAATATAGGCGAGCTTACTGCTCTGCGTAAGCTCATATTCGATGGGGTCCGAACCCCCGGTCTGAACTCGGCTACTGCGGGGGATAATGTAGTCCGAAGTCGGCGGCGATTCACGCCACATCCGAACGACCCCGGTGGAACTGCTGGCTTCAAGGCGGTTCAGGCCGATAACATCCACCACCTTATCGAGGTCGTCCCCGGTTGCGTCTTCCAAATAGGCGGCACGATAGATGCGCTGAAGGGCCTCTTCTTGATTCTGCACAATCGTCTCGGCCTCTGCCGCAAGTTGTGCGCTAATGAGGTCGCCCGGTTGTGCAGTCGTATTCAGTTCCTTGTTGAGGTTTCGTTCGAGACTGCGCTGAATCTCTTCCTTAGTGAGCTTTTTGTACTCTCCGTCTTTGAGTGGCATTATAGAAGTTCTCGGTACTTTTCACCAGACTTGTAGTTTATCACTACTTCAAGGTCGTTTGTTGCGTCCAGCGGTTTGTTTACCTCGACATTTTTGATTTTGTCAACAATGTCGAACTGTTTCGCAATCCGCACCGCACGTAGTGTAATCTTTTCTTCAATAGTAGAAATAGACTTGTAACTGCCGAGCAGGTCTTGTAGCTCGTCGTTCAAAAATATAATAAGGTCCTGCTCGAACTCTTCTCGACCGCTGACGGTAGCGAAGTTCTGAACCTCGTTGAAATGAAGGTCGAAATCTTCATCGACTGAGTAATCAACCATTGGTTAGCTTGGTTCGCTCGTTTCGCTACCGTCCGACTGTGTGTGAGTGTGACTATCGAAGTCTATTCCGTTGATAGAAACGCTCTCGGCGTCAATAGTCACGTCGCCAGAGGCGCTGACAGCAAGGTCATAGCCTCCTTCCCCATCCTGCCTTATCGAGACTTCCGTTTCGGAGTCAAACTTTAGCGAAAGCTCGCCCTCATTGAGATTTTCCATATCCGAAGGCTGGCCGTCTTTGGTGCCGAGAATGTGCGAGATAAAACGACGGTCGCCTTCGAGCTTGTGCATCGCTACTTTCTCTCCCTGTTCGGGAATCTGGATGAATCCCGAATGGGGCTTCATCACCGGGATGTTCTTATACTCGGTGTCGGTGCGGATGGGTTCAACGTTGCAGTATGTGACCCCATCTCTGAACTTGACAGTCGTGACAGTCCCGTGTTCCATTGTTATTTTATGTCGTACATTCCCTTGGTCAGAAGGTCTATCTCGGTTCCAAGCTCCTGCCGCAATTCTTCTTCACCAGGATATGCGTACCCGAAGCCAAGCTCGATTTCGTCAGGCTCGAAAAGCTCGTCCATAGCGAGGTCTGCGTTAATCGTCCAATCGCCGCCTTTGGTGAGGTTATGTGTCACCGAGGTCACGAGATAGCGTTCGTTGTAGACGAAGCTGTTACAATGGTCGTCTAAGTCCGGTATTTGCTGATTGTATTCTCCCGATGTCTCGTCCGGGTTATCGAAGTGAACGTCTTCAGGAACCATCCTGATACGGTGGCCCGGATAGAGGTTCTGAACAGAGCTAAACTCCGACCCCGAAAGGTTGGGGTCTATATCCGTACTCCCGCTGTTCTGTTTCTTGATTTCCTCTCTCAGAATGAGGTACGCGACCTCTCTGATGTTGTCTTTCTTTGCATCAGACGATTTCACAAGAATCTCTCGACCATTGGGAATATCGGTACGTTCGGCTACCCCTATCGCCCTCGCTTCTGCGGCTCCCCCGGTATCGCTCTTGTCGAACCAAGAAGCGACTTCCTGTATTTGGTCTGCCGAGCCTCCGAGGCCGGGTTCATCTACCCAAGCCCCTTCGACTACGACCTTTTTGATGGGTTCTCGGGAGTGGCTGATATTTGGATTCTTGTAGCGCCATGCTCGGTCGTCGTCAGGCGCGGCGTAGTGAACGATGGGCTTTGCTTCGGGAATCCCGACGACGAGTGTGGAGTCGCCATCAATCCACGACTTTACTCCGAACTTCTCGTTGAGGTCCTGAACGGCTTCGAGTGGTGTGACGTTCTGATAATCGACAGCGTGAGCGCCGTCCAGAACTCGGTCCCATATATTAGCGGCACTATCGGGATTATCGAAAATAGCCGTCAGGATTTTGGAGTCGTCAAAGGGGTTTAGGTCGTCTTTGATTCCTTCTTTAACTTCTTCAAACGAACCGGCAGGTTCGGTCGAATTGCTGTTATCGAGAAAGTCACCGAAGCTGAAGAGATTTCTAACCTTGCTTTCGGGGACCGTAAAACGGACCGTATCGATAAGGCGGTTGTTAGCCTGATTGATTACGTCTTCGTAGATTTCCCGAAGTTGGATATTGTCACGCTGAATGTTGACCGTTCCATCACTCAGCGCCTTGTGAAGGTCGAGAAGCTTGATGTACGTCTCGTCATTCGTATAGTCGGCCGCATCGGGCGTGAACATCAAACGCTTTACTCTCTCCCCGTCTACGAGAACGTCCGCGGGGAGCAGGTCGTGGAGCGCACCATCGACAAAGCGAGTATGGGGTTGCATCTCTTTCCCCACCGCTTTCGGAAACTGCATACGGCAGTAATCGTATTTGTTCCTGTTCAGTTCAAGATTCATCGTAGTGGGGCGGATGTGCAAAACCTCCGCGCCAGATGTATCTCGAATCTTCAGAGTCCAGTCTCCTTCGCAGGACATTATCGAGGTGAAGGGTCGCTCTGCGTAATCTCGGAAATTATCACATTGCGTTCGTTGCTTTCGGACTCGTCGCGTCCAGTCGAAACCAAATCAAGGGTGTATTCGAACATCCATTGCTGGTTCTCGGGGTCCCACCCCGCCTGTTGACCCAGTTCTCCCTTCTTCAGATAACACTCCATACCGCCGAAGGGGGTAAGGGGGGAAAGAAGGTCTACCGTGTCGGGGTAGTCCAGCAACGCCTGGAAGATGTTTATTTCGCCCTGGAGCAGAACACCAGTAGCGTGGAACTCCCTATTCTTGACAGACTTTATTGAAACAGATTCCGAATCGCACTTCCCGCCATACCGCTTCAATTCTTTCTTCTTCATCTGCGTGAAGCGGTCGGGGTAGAATTTTGGACTGAAGGACCATCGCTTATCGGTGGGGGATATTTCGAACCCAAGCTCTTTGACGGGACTTGCATAGGTCTGCTCGATTTCGGATTGTGGCCCATCTGACGATGAAAACCCACCAGCAAAGTCAGCAGTTACCATCTATGAGCTTTCGGTGTTAACGCCGGGGAGGTTGGTTGCCTTTCGTTTCTCCATGTTTCTCTGGTTGATGTCTTCGACTTGCTTTCTCGTTGCGTAGTCGTCACCGCCACCGGAGTCGTAGTTGAACTCTCGATTATCGTTGTAGACCATTCCCCCGGACGCTCCGGGTCCGCCAGGGCCTCCGCCGTCGCTCACGTCGGGTCCATCCTCTGCAACATCGGCGGCGTTCATGGCCCCAATTCCCGCTCCGACTGCGGCAAGTCCAAAGGTGAGAGCCGAAAGCGCCACGACTGCTCCCCAAATGGTCATCTGGAGAGCCGTCATGTTCGTTATGGCCGTTCTTGCGTAGCTGTTGAGCAACGTGAAGGCCATCTTAATCCCATTTATCAGTGACCCACTCCCGAGGAACATCAGCCGACCAATTACGAAGGTCAGCATCTTTCCGAGAGATAGCAGAGTCAGAGTGAGACGTGTCGCCATCGACCCCAAGAGCGCGCCGACAACGAGGACAGATAGTACGGACCCAACGAATCGATTGCCGAAGAGATTGCTAAGGTAGGCAATCACACCGATAAGGGGTTGCGCCGCCGCGACTATCCGCGACAGCATAAGCGAGAGGTTGAACAGGATTTTGAGCAGGTCCTTCACGGCCTGTCCGAGGTTAATCAGTAGCTCCTGATTCTCGAACGTGACCCGGAAAAGGAACGAGAAGAAGTCGAGAATATTCGTTGAAGCGATTTCGGTAAACCGAACCGCCAACTGTCCGATTTCTTTCTCCTTCCCGACAATCCTGTCAATGGCAGTTTCGATGTCGCTCGACAGAATTGCGCCAATCGCCATCAGGGTGTCTTCGAACTTCGTGAACCCCTTCATCGAATCCGCAATCCCACTGAGGCCGCTCGGAATCTTATCGAAGATTCTGGACTGAACGGGTGCGAAGTCCTGGGCGGTCCCCTGGAAAACCTCAAAGAGTTCTTCCTTGAGGTCGCTTACCTCTTCTTTGGCTCGCTCCATCGAAGAGGCCATATCTTCGCCATGGCCGACGAGTCCAAGACCGATAATGGCGGCTCCGGCTCCGGCGACGGCACCCATCGCGGATGCAACGCCCAGGAGTTGCGCTCCGAGGACAACTATCAGCGGTAGGAAGGCGGCAACGATAGCGCGAATCTGAGTCATGCTCGGCTTGAGCCGACCCAAGCCTTTCACAACTTTTCGCTGAGAAACGTCCACTTCCTCGAACGCATCGGTGACAGACCTGATATTGTTTATTCGCTTGTAGAGGTCTGTATCAGCGAGCGTTCTCTTCTTCGAGTGAAGCGGCGAGCTTGGACCAGAGCGGGCATCGCGCTCTATCTCAAGCTGTTCTTTTGTTGAAAGATCCTGCCTCGCCTCTTGATTCAGGTCCCTGAAGGACCCATCTTCCATCGTTGAGAAGTCAGGGTTGATGTTGCTTTCCGAGAGAAGGTCGTGCTTCTCTTGCTCAAATGCCTCGAAGCTGTCGAAGTCAGGGGGTGTGGCCTTCTCCTTCAGGCGCTCGCCGCGGGCGTTGGCGTGCAGACCGACGCCGAACTCCTCGCTGACAATCCGTTCTCGAAGTGGAGTGTCTTTCTCAGCGTCCGAAAGGTGAATGTCCTGGCCTTTGGCAAAGTCGGCAAAGTCGTGCTTGAGAAGGTTTAGGTCTCCATTCGATAGTATGTCATCAAAAATGTCGCCAAAGCGCCGCCGCGCGACTTTCCTCTTACTGCGGGAACCAGTGTCACCACCACCCTTATCGGGAGGGTCGCTTCCAGTGCTATCCCCGTCCCCAGTTTCCCCCTCGGGGGTGTCGTGGACGACATTTAGCTCTGCACCGTCAACGGCTTCGGCGGCCTTCTCCATCCGACGCGCCGCGTTAAGAGAATCCATATCGAGGCCATCAAGAGCCTCGCCAAGCTCGTCAATGATACCAGTAAGCTCACCGATGTCTTCGTCAATGTCTATCTCTATATCGTCGGCAACTCGTTCCAAGCCTTTCAGCGAGGCCGCGATAGCGCCTATCTTTCCCTGGGCCTCCTTCGCCTCCAGGTCAATCTTAATATCAACAGACATCGATTAGATTAGTGAACTTTGTGGTCGGGGTTCTCGCTCTTGTTAATATAGCGAACCGTCTCTTCTTGCCTCATATCAGAGCTACCAGCAGAGCCGCCGCTGTTGCGGGCATTATGCTGGCGACCTCCGGCTTGGTTCTGCATCTCTTCTCGTTTCTCTTCTTCCTTTTCGGCTTCCCACTTCTCGGCGTAGTCGAGGACCTGATTCTGGAATGGGGTGAGCTGTGCCAGATGGTCTACACCGGGAAGGTCCGTTACTCCCGCCGAATGGTTCTCAATGCGGTTCTTGAACCTACTCCCCGCCCCCGTCTCTGCGAAAGGTTTCTGCCTTGTCAGCGTCCGAGGAAATCTCCAGAACGCGCTCTGCGATAATCAGAGACTTCCCGCCCTGAAGCATCGAAACGATTTCTTTCACCCCCTCTTCGTCTTCGCCTTCAGCAATGCCCTGCGTAGCGTCGATACCCAACGCCGCCGCTTGGTGCATTATCTCTACGAACTCTTCGTCAAACTGTCCGGGGTCGATGTTCCCCTCGTCGTCCTTGCCCTCTTCCAGCGCCTCCTGCGCTTCTTCAGCGTCCATGTCGAGGCGGCTTTCGAGGAAGGCCGCAATCGGAAGGAACTCTTCGTCAACCAGCGGTCGAACGTAGAGTTCGCCTTCCATTTCGTAGTACGTAAACTCGATAACGTCGCGGAACTCGTCGCCTCGAAGCGCCATCTCGCGGAGACGGCTAATGTTAGTGTCGCTACTCTCGTCGGTGTCGTTGTTCTCGGTCATAATTAGTTTGTTTCGGTGAAGTTAAAATTAGAGAGTAAATCCTCGATAAGGCGGAGAGTTACTGGGGCTGGTCGCTACCGCGGTCCATCGCAACCCAATCGAAGGCCGTTTCGGTTTCAGAACCAGAACGGACTTCGTAGCTCTCGGAGTTCGCCAGAACGTGCTTGTATCGCTCAGGCTCGTCGTTAAGCTCGTGGTTGATGTTGATGGTCATAGGGATAGGGACCCCGTGGTCATCGTACATGAAGTCGGTGAGGGGCGCGCTCTTTTCGGTGCCAGTCCCGTCAACCTGCTTCGTGAAGCGGGACCCCTTGAACATCATCGTCCCCGAATAGGAG